AATCAAATTGTTGTCTATAAAGTAGAAAAAGAAAAGCAGCAAATACTTAATAAAGTAGAAAATGCAGAAGATAAAAAGAAGTTTGGACTATTCCAACAAGTTATGGAATATGAAAAAGATGTAGATAATATAGCAAATGCTAAGGATATGTTAAAAAGTGTAGAGAAAAGTGCAAGGATATATTGCTTAGGAAACATCTTAATCCAAGCTGGATATAACATTGGAATACAAGAACCTCACACTGGACTGATTGGAAGTTTCTTAGTCAAATCAGATACTCATATATTTGAAGGAGAAACTTATTTCTGTAATATTGAGTTAGCTTTTGAAAATGTTATGGATAAAGTTCAATTTGAAAATAAAGAAAAAGCTAAGAAAACTAAAAAGAAAAAAGGTAAAAAAGCAAAGAAGAAAGACAAAATAGATGAGTTATTTCCAGAAGGGTGGGATAAAAAGAAATGAGTGAATTAGGAAGTTTAGTAGGAGAAATGATAGCACAAGCAACTAAGGGGAGTCCCATTATAAAAGCTACTGTGGAAACACCACCACCAAACTTGACCATTAAATTTGATGGACAAGTTATACCCAGTAAGCAGATTTATTGCAGTAATTATTTATTGCCTCATTATCATAGAGATTACAGTATTGATGGAATTATTGATAATATTGAAATTAATGTATCTAGCTATGATTATGATAATACAACAACCGATACAAAAGGGCACGGTATTCCAAAATTAACTGGAAGTGGAAAATATAAGGGCAGTGGTATTTATAAATCCCACAAGGATATTTGGTTTGAAGATACTTTAAAAAAGGGTGATGAAGTGTTAGTTGTAGTTCTAGGAGTATATTATGTAGTCGTTACAAAAATAGTTAAAATGCCTAGTGGAGCAATAGAGGGGGTGTAATGTGGAAAAAGATTTCAATATTTTTCTTAAAAAAGCTGAAACAGAAGTTGAAGAAATGCCTATTTTTAAAGAGTATGCTATTGACTTCAAAACAGGAGAGTATATAAAAGATGAAAATAACGATATTAAAGTTTTAGAGAAAAACGAAGCCTTAAAAGTATGGATATTTAAAGCATTGAAAACTGAAAGATTTAGATATGCTGATGTACATAGTGATAATTATGGAAGTGAATTAGAAACTAATATTGGTACTATCTATCAAAAATCTGTAAAAGATGCATTAATGATAAATCAAATAAGAGATACTTTGTTAGTAAATCCATATATTTTAGAATGCTATAATTTTGACATTTATAATGAAAATGAGTATGCTCCACAGATAACCTTTAATGTTAGAACTATTTATGGAGAACTAGAAATGGAGGTGTAAAGTGAAAGATAGAATAGAATTAAGAAATAATTTTCTGGATAATCTTAAGAATCCACTTTCAAAAATGGAAGGTACTTTCAATTTTGATATTGCTGCCACTTTTGGAATTACTGCAGAAGAAGTTTACAAAGAATTAGAGTTTTGGGAAAAGCAAACTTTCATAGATACTGCCACAGAAGATGAATTTGTTGACAAACATGCGTTAATGTTTGGAATAAAAAGGAGATTAGGAACTAAGGCAAAAGGCACTGTAAAAGTAACTGGAAAAGCAAACTCTATCATAGAAGAAAATACAATATTTTTAAACAGAGATGGGATAAAATATAAGTCTTTAAGAAAAGAATATTTAAGTCCAACTGGAATTGCAGAAATAGAAATAGAATGCCTTTCCGAAGGAAAAATAGGTAATGCTGCAATAGGAGAAATCACAACTTTTGAAATTCAAAATAGTAATATTTACAGTGTTATAAATGAAAAAAAGATTATAAATGGATATGATAAAGAACCTAATTCTGTATTAGTTGCAAGGGCTAAGGAAAAAGCTACAAGACCTGCTCACAGTGGCAATATTTATGACTATGAGCAGTGGGCCAAACAAGTTGATGGAGTTGGAAAGGTATTAGTAAAACCTCTTTGGAATGGAAATGGTACTGTTAAAGTTCTAGTTGCTAATTATAATAATGATATAGCTGATTCATCTCTAATTCAAAAAGTTAGAAACAGAATACAAAGAGATGATGGTAGACCTGTCGGGGCAGATGTAACTGTTGATAGTTTTACTGCTAAAAATATAAATGTAAATGTACAAGTTATACTGAAAGCTGGTTTTTCCATATCTGATATAAAAGAAAAAATAGAATCTCTTTTAAAAGCTATTATAAAAACTGGAAATGCAACTTTTGAAAAAGGTAATAAATCTATATTATCTATCAATCGTTTAGAGAAAGCTATTTTAGAAATAGGGGGAATAAATGACAACTTTGTAAAAGTAAATAATTCAAATTCCAATTTAGAAATAGCAGAAGATGAAATATTGATAGTTGGGACAGTGGTTATAAATGAGTGATAGATTAATAAAAAAAGTATCCAAAATAGCTAGAAACAGTTTACAAAAAGATTTAATTAGAGCATTAGATTTGATGTGTGAATATGTTAAAAATGATATACAAAAATACAAGGAGCTATTATTTATAGCTTTTTTTAATGAACAGCAAGTAGCAAATTATGAAAGATTTATGGAGCTAGATTATAAGAGTGGTTGGAGTTTACAAGACAGAAAAGATAGAATTATCTATACTTTACTATCAAAGAATATTTTTACACCTCATGTTTTAAAAGAACAAGCCAAGATATTCACAAATGGAGAAATTGAAGTTATTGAAAATTATAATGATTATTCTTTCATAATAAAATTTACATCAGTAGTCGGAATACCATCTAATTTAGATAACTTTAAAAACTTTATACATATTAATAAACCTGCACATCTAAATTTTAGTATTGAATTTAGATATAACACGCATAATCAAGTAGCTTATTTATTACATAATTCTTTAAAAGCAAAAAGCCATAAAGAAATTTATGATACAAGACTTTATGAAGATAGTGCAGTAATAGGAAAGTACCATAAACACATAGAACTTAGTAACTATAAAAATGATGAGTTAAAAACAAAAACTCATCAAGCTATTTATGATGAAAGGAGATAGAAATGGCTAAATATACAGAACATTTAAGATTAGTAAAACCTGAGGGGAATGAGTATTACAATGTGGAGCAGTTCAATCAGAATGCAGAATTGATTGATAAAGAAACAAAAAAATTAAGTGAGGGATTAGCAAAAGTACAAGAAGGAGCAACAAGAGAGAAAGCTGGAATAGTGCAGTTTGGAACAGAAGAAGGCAAGGCACTAGAAGGAATGATGTTAGCTAGACTTGCTGGATGTGTTGGGTATGGTGGAGATATACAAGAACCAGGAGTAAAAGATGTAAACTATATTTACTATGACAGAAATACAAGAAAAATGTACAAGTGTTTAAATCAAAATTCAGATGTGTCTGCAAATGTTGCTAATTTTATTCCATTGGACAATAACTCACTTTTGGATAGATTGGAAAATTTAATAACTTTTGAAGAAAATATCTCTCTTAAAGTTAAGGTTATAAATGTTGTTTTACCCCCTAATACACCTGTTGGTCAGTCTATATCAGCTACAGGTATTCCAAAAAATACGGTATATATTACTGGATTCTTATTTAACTACATAAAAGAAGATGCAACTAATATTTATGATTACTGGGACTTACAAATATCGTTACCATCCAACTGTATTGTTAAAAAGAAAAAAGAATATAATATTACAGGTTATGCTACAGTATTAGCTTTTTTCAAGTAAACTATTAATTCTTTAAAAATGTTATTAACTGTCCCATAAATGTATTTTTTAAAGGATTAGTATTCAAAGTAGATTCTACTTTTATAACATTATTAACAAGTGTTAATTGACCACTTGAACCATTATTACCAATTATTGCAGCACTTTCATTTTTGCAATTAATTTGAGATGGAAGATTAACAGTATATGATTTCCCGTATTCTAAAGTCTCAATCTTATATGTATAAACACTAATTACTATGAGTTTATTGTAAACATATATAGTTGCTTTTAATGCTGCTGGTATTGAATAAACTTCAAATGTTGAGAAATTTTCCAATCTATACACATTTTAAAATCTGCTTGTAGATGGAGCAAGCTACCTAAATTATTTTTTTTGAAAGGAGAAAAAATGAAAACAATAAATTTCTATAAAAAAGACAAATTAATCTTTTCTGTGTATGCAGAAAGTTTAGAAGATGTTTTAAAATCACCTCTATCATATTTTCCAGCATATACGACAGATGTGATAATCACTGATGTTTCTTATCAATATCCTATCTATAAAGACGATACTTTAAGAGAAATGACAAGGGAAGAAAAGGTAAGAGCAAATATATCTGTGCAGCTTGAAGATGGGGAAATAATAAAAGATAAGAAAATTATAACAGTGCCTAAACCAAGTGGAAATCCTAAGTATCTGAGTTGGAATAGAGAAAAAGGCTTATGGTTACTAGATAATGAAAGAGAATACCAGGACTATATAAATTTAATAGATGACTTAAAAGCAAAATCTCTGGAATATGGGTTTGATTACAAAGTTGATGGAAAAGAACACAGGCAAAAATGTAGAGATAAGGATATAACCTTATTAGCTTCAAATGTAACTTTTATGTTAGCAGAAAAGACTGTTTATGGTAAAGAAAAACCGATAACTTGGTATTTTTATGATAATTTTGGTTTAGAATTAAATTTAGAAAAATCATTAGAATTAGCTAGTTATGGAAAAACATTCACTCAGTCAGTTTATGATACTGAACACTTTTTTAAGACAAAAGTTAATCCAAAAGAATTGACAAAAGCTGAGTTTGAGAGCAAAAGAAAAGAGATACACTCTAATCTAGCAAAAGGTTAATTTTAAGAGTTTCTATTATTAAAGGTAGTTTTTATAGCTACCTTTTTTTAATGGCTTTAAATGGAGAATTACGAAGTCAGTTTAATAATTTTTATATAAAGGAGTTGATAAGTATGTACATTTTATCACAAACCAGCTTGGATAAATTAAATGGAGTACATCCAAATCTGGTAAATTTTTTAAAAGAGTTAATTTTGATTTCTCCATATAATTTTAAGATAACAGCTGGGGTAAGGACAGCAGAGGAACAGAATAAATTGTATCAACAAGGAAGAACTGTAAAAGGTATAAAAGTAACAAAAGTAGACGGATACAAGCAAAAATCTAATCACCAAATTAAATACGATGGGTTAGGTTATGCAGCAGATATTGGAGTTCTTGTAAAAGAAAAGGTTATAGAAAAAGTTAAAGAAAATGGGAAAGAAGTAGAAAAAGAAATTGAAAAAACAGTTTATAAGGGAAGTTGGAAAGATTTCCATTACTATCAAGACATATATAACACAGCTAAAAATGCTGGATTGTTAGAAAAATATGGCATTGAATGGGGTGGAAATTGCTGGAAAACATTTAAGGATGCCCCACATTGGCAAATCAAGGGAGCAGATAAGGTAGCTTTTAAATAAACAGTCTGGCCAGACAGTTATTATAAAAAAATTATGCCCGGAAGAAGTTTAAAATTTTTGCCGGACAAGTATTTACGAGTATTTAAAAATTTTAGGAGGTAAAAGTATGGAAATGGTAAAAAATTATATTGGTAGTATTACAAAACAAGGTTGGATTGGTATAGTATTAGCTTTGGGATTTATTATAGTTATAGTAATATCTAAAAAGAAATATGCAGATACAGTGGAAAAAGCAATAAGATTATCAGAACAGTCTTTTAATTCAGGAGAAGGTCAAAAAAAGTTAGCAGCAGCAATTGCTTATATTCAAAATGCTATAACTTTAATGCCTTGGTATGTAAGATTAGTAATAGTTCCTGTAATAAACAAAAAAAGCATTATAGATGCAATAGAAAGAACATTACAAAGAATATCAAATACATTTGGAAAAGGCTCTAAGGTAGATATAAAAGGAAATGAGGAAGATGGAGAAAACTAAATTAATTCTGGAACCAATTTCAAATGGGAAAGCAATTTTGCTAGAAGAATATGTTTATGAGATAAATGGGTACTTGATAAGAGTACCCAAATCTTTTATAACAGATGGGGCATCAGTGCCTCATTCTTTACAATGGTTATATAATCCTTATGATAAATATATTAATGCTGCTGTCGTGCATGACTATTTATATAGTGTTTACAATAACACTGGTATAAATAGAACTCTTTCAGATAAAATATTTAGACATATTATGAAAGAAACTGGTGTTGATAGTAGAATTGTAAGGAAATTCTATGCAGCTGTTAAATATTTTGGAGCAACATCCTGGAAAAGTAAATTGCAAAATGAAGGATACAAAGATAGAGCTATAATTGACAGGACCAAAGAAGCCAGAGAGTATTATGACCATTGGTATAAAGTGTTAGGGATTAGGTGATATTATGGAAAAAACTTTACTAGAATATGGTGTAGTAGGGGCTATTTTACTGTATTTTCTATGGAAAGATAGTA